TCGGGATAGACAGGTCGGGGTGGAGCGTCGTGTACTTGTTCCTTCGGCACCACTTGACAAAGGCGGTTTCCGCAGCCCGGATCGTCATAAGCGTCTTTCGGCTCAACGGCTGGTTTGAGATGGGCTTGCGCTGGTTCTTTTTCTGAGACCGCTTCCGGAACGAAACGTCAATGGCCTTTTGAAGATCGCCCTCGGTTAACTCGTCAATGCGGATGTTTCCACAGGTCGGCAGGATGTAGCAGTCTCCGTAACGCTGGCATTGTGTCACATAGGACGTGCCGCAGGTGAGCTTCAGCTCTTCCACCCACTCTGAATAAAGGACGCTGACCTTCTTTTTTCCGTCTCTGATTCTATCATCAAGCCATGCATCCGCTTTTGCGTTTGCTTCCCGTTGTCCTGTTCGGCCCGGCGTGCTGCTGTAAAACCGCTTGCGGGTGCCGTTCTTCTGAACCGCGATGCACCAGCGCTTTTCCTTTTCCACCCAAAATGCCGTGTTGACCCGTTTTTTCATAAAATCCACCTCCATACACAAGAGTACACTGTGCCGCTGCCCTTGGGACGGCGGCGCTTTTTTCTTTGCTGCGGGGCGGCTTCCGGCTGCTTCTTCCCGCACCACGGACAAAAAGAAGCACCATCCGGGATCGATTCCCGGCAGCATGGTCTCACGCATTTCATGGCTTACTCCTTTCGTCGCCCTATATAGCCAAGAGCGCCGTTTTCAGCGGCAGCGCGCCCGGCTTTGTAATGTATCTTCAGATCGTCAATGGGCGGTTGAGGGTCGTCCGGGCATGGGTCAAGGCCCGCGATCTGTGCATAGGTATACTGGTCTATGATGGTGCCGCACACGCTGGCCCTGTTGTTGAGCGGGCAGTGCAGGTTTGCAGCTATCTCCGATATGACAGCAGGCGGGCTGCTGCCATGCTGCCCCTTCAGCACAAAGAGGAGCAACCGTTTCGTTAGAGGCGGAAGCGCCTGCACAATAGCAAGCAGCTCCCTATCTATCTCGTCGTCCTGTTTTTGCTGATCCGGAACCGCATACAAGTCCGGGTGCAACACCTCCATAAAGACCGCGATGGGCGACACCCCGCAGGCTGTACACCAATCCATGATCTCGTCACTGTCCGGGCTGGTGCATCCTTTTTCCCAGCTCTGCACGGTGCGCTCTCCCTTCTCAATGCGCCTTGCGATCTCCACTTGGCTCAAGCCCGCAGACACCCGTGCTTTTGCAAGTGCTTTCCCGATTTGGCTCGCCGTAAAATAACTCATATACACCCTTCCCCCCTCAAATATAATGCGTGATAAAAACAAAAAATGGCGCAGAAAAAATCCGCGCCATTCGACAAATTTTATCCGTATTTCATTTTCCTCTTTCTCATGGTAAAATTTGGTACATAAGTTGACACAATTACCAAAAATCAGGAGGAAAACAAAATGAAAAACGGTCAAACAAGCAACAAAGACCCGGAAATGACCATCATTGACGGGATGCCCGCCAGCGTGCTTACCGGCACAGCCAAAACCCCACAACCTTGGGAGGATTGAGCCATGACCAACAAAAAGACCGCCTGTTTCTGCGCCCACATCCGTGCCGCGCTTGCCTGTTACGTTGATATGACCCCGGAGCAGCAAACCCTTGCCGCCATGTACGCCAACCGCAAGATCACCGGCCTGCACAACCTGCGCGCCGCAGCGGTAAGCCCCGGCGGGGAGTGTGCCGCCCAGTTGTTGCAAAAAATGCAGCAGCTGGACACCGGCAGCCAGTAACAACGCGCATATTTTGCGCGAAGTCAGCGTAAACCGCGCGTTTTTCGCTTAAAAGTGCGCGTAAATCGCGCGATTCAGCGCAAATGTCAAATTTTCAGCGCATTTCTGCGCAATTAAAATTGATTGACGCTTACGCCAAACCGTTGTAAAATGCAGTTGTAAACAAGTTTACTTAGCTTTACGCCCTTCTGACTTACCGCTCGAGATGTAGTGCTCATAGTATTTCGCGTTATCGTCACCAAAGGAAGCAACCAAATCTGCATTATTAGACTTGTAAGCAGAAAGATTAAATTCTGCGCTACCCTGACGACCTTCCTTCATTCCACTATTTACAAAATGCTCAAGATATTTCCACTCGTTTTCTCCAAACAAAGCGGACAGATCAGGATTGTTTGCTTTGTAGTATTCAAAGTTATAAACAGGGCTGTACTTCTTGAGCATCGCAAAATAAGGGATATAGTCAGGCTCTTTTCGGTAATTTCCAGAGTACAAAGACTTTTGAGAAATGGTTTCTTTAGTTCCGTCCATGTACTCTACAACAGCTTGAGTTACTGCAATTGTCTCAACGGTTCCGTTGTACCACAAGCAATCCCATGTAACAGCTGTATCGTACACGGCATTCTGGATTTCAGATTCAGACAGATATGTTAACGGATCTCCATATTTTAAGCCATCGCTGTAAAAAGCGTTCCAATAGTACAGATTTCCATACTTGTCAAGAAGAATTTTGTTATTATGCCGCTCTCCAATGTATGCAAAATAATCAGTTGAAAGTTGAGTTTGTTGTGCAAACGGTGTTCCTCGCTGTGTAAAATTATCGAATGTTCCAATCGTGCTGGAAGCATCAAATTTTGTCGGATAAATCGGACCCACAACGCGCGCTTTCACAGAAGAGTACCCGCGAATGGTACAAGCCACATTGTCACCAACGGCATTTATAGGGACAAGTGTAAAAGTAACATATTTTATTGTTTTGCTAGAATTGTTACGAAAGCACACGGTAGGAGTGACGCCATTTGCAGAGTTTACGGAAAAATAAACATCCATAAGTTCCACAGACGGTTTTGCCGCAAACGCTGACATTGAAAAGATCATCAACGTGCATAGCGTAAAGGCAATTGCAAGCAATTTCTTTTTCATGATAACCACCTCAAAATAACAAAAATAGGCAGCCAAACAGCTGCCGGAAACCTTAAATTATCAATGATCTAGCCAAAGGGGGAAAATAAAGTGCAAGATACTAGCACAATGTTTGCAGAATGTGATACAATAGAAGAAACCATCAACGCGCTATGTGCTGAGTTCCTGCAGCTTTCTCCTGAAGGACGCAACTCTGCGCTTGCGTACATCAAAGCTTTGAAAAAAGGAAAGGAGCCTTGCAATGTTTTCCAGAAATAAACCGGACGATATGAAGAACTGCCTACACGCAGAAGTTGAACGTAGGATGAACGAGTACAAAATCAATGTTTCGGAGTATGGCGAAGAGCCTTTTGCACGAAACGATGAGATTACCAGAAAAATCATGGATCTGCTGAAGGCAGAGGGGCTTACATATAAGGAAGCAATGCAGATTCCCGCCCAGCTGAAATCCTATTTGTCGATTTCTTTTCAGAGACAGATCATGGATTCCGTTGTTAAGCCCTTTTCATGCAGTACGGAACAGAGCAAACAGTGATATCAAAATAGCGATCACAGAAAGCGCAGTTGAAATATGCAATTCCAGTTGTCGGCGAAAAATATAATTCAAGTAGTCCTTGCCGTCACTGGTGATCGTCAGCATTGGGACAACTGCTCCGTTTTCATTTTCAAAGTAATCCAAACCAACAAAATCGTGTTGTATAAGTGTATCCAGCTTTTCTGCCCACTGTCGGTTGTTGTCAACCGGCTTGCGTGAAACAAGTCGCAGCAGATTTAAATCTTTTCTGGATAAAACCAAAGTTTCAAATTCCATCCCGCTTCACCTTTAAATAAGCAATATATCGTCTGGCTTCTTCCAACTCGTCTTTGGACAGCCCTTCGCACTCCTTTAATAGCGCATCCAGCCCACTCCCTTCACCGGGAGCGGGCTTTTCTTTTTGCTCTGGCTCGCCCTTCAACTCTTCTTTAGACACTCCAAAAAAAGTTGCGACTTTCAAAATGGTTGCATCTGTTATACCGCCGCCATTTTTCCAGCGATTTACAGTTGTCTTTGACAGTCCCATTTCAAGCGCTGCGCCTGACGGCGTTTTTTGGTTCTTGTCGCAAAGCATTAAATACTTTTCGTAAAAAGACATAAAAAGTCACCGCCAAACTTGTGCATAGTCACGAAGTAACTAAAGTTCACACGAAATCGTTGACAGTAAACAAAGTAACTGCTATAATAGCCTTGTTAGTTAAAAAGGTTCACAAAGTACACAGCCCCACAACCGGGATACTGTGCACGGAATCTGTACTTTGTTCTGCAAATACATAGTATCACATTCTGTTAACTTTTTCAACTACTTTTGACACGGCGATAAGAAAAAATCTGCCTGCGGTTGTTTCACAGACAGATTTTTCACCGATTTGTCACCAGAACGCACTTGCACCTTTGCGGTAATGCAAACTTGCGTGTTTGCACATCTTTTACACCGTCCGTGGTGCAAAAGTAACGCAACGGCTGCAAAAACAACTTGCAGGGCTATGGGTACGCCGCTTCCTTTGGCGGGTCGGCACCGCCTTGTAAGCCCTAGCGCTTCACGCACTTGCTCGTGTCTGGAACTGGCTGGCTCAAAAGTTGGGTCAATGAAATCACCGTCCTTTTGAATCAGTTTAACTAGGAGCCGTAAAACAGTATAGCAAATCGGTGCGCCGTTGTCAATTTATTAACTACTAATAAGGAGGTGGAAGAGTGCCTGAACCGTGGACTGGCCGATTGATTGGCAAAATGCACAACAACGAAGTCACGCTGGAGCAGCTTGCAGAACGTCTGGGATGGACAAAGAGTTATTGCTCACTGATCCTGAACAGCAAGCGCAAGCCGCGCGGCATCCGCGAGAAGATGGAAGCCGCAGTCAGCGAACTGATTAAGGAAAAGGAGGACAAAACGGCATGAACAACGACAAAAAGCCCAGCCGCAAGCACGACTGGACTACAACAAGGATTCTGGCTTTGACGCTTTGCATTCAGGTTGCAACACTTGTTTTGCAGATCGTCAATCTGGTGCAAAAGCTTAGAGGATAAACGCAAGGAGGCAAGCAACCGTGAAGAATCACGAAATTCAGTTCATCGCTCTTTGCATTCAGATTTTGGCTTTGGTGGTCATTTTACTAAAGAAATAATCATGGATGCGATGGCAACACCGATTGCAAGGAGATCATAAAGCCGGTCAATTTGCTTTTCTTTTGCTTGCTCACGGTCTTTGATTTCCTGCTTTTGCTGGCTTTCTTCAAACTGCTGGCGCAGCTGCTTCAAATCTTCCGCATACCGCCGCTGTACCTCATACAGTGTAGGCTGCTGCGAGACCTGCGGACTGGAATAATTCACTTTGCTGGCGTTCAGAATGCGCTCTATTTCATCTGTACGTTGGTTCATGGATCCCCGCTGATTCATTTTTTCACCCCCTCCCGCTCAAGTATAGCACAGGAGGGGCAGAGTACAAGGAGGACAAAACAAGACTATGGCAGACATCATCTTATCCACCCAGAACGGCGAGCCGGTAGCATCCAGCCGCCAGATTGCCGAGAGTTTCGGCAAGGAGCACAAAGACGTGCTTCGCGCAATCGAGAATATCAAAGCGCAAAATTGCGCTCTGACCTCTATGTTCTTTGAAATCACCTACACTGCCGGGACAGGCAAGGCTTACCCCATGTACCTGATGAACCGTGACGGCTTTACACTGCTGGCTATGGGCTTTACCGGCAAGGCCGCTCTGGAATGGAAGTTGAAGTACATCCAGGCGTTCAACGCCATGGAAAAGAAGCTGAGCACTCCGCAGATGCCCAAGCTCAGCAAGGAGATGCAGGCGCTGTTCCTGCTGGACGACCGCACTCAGAGGCAGGAGCAGCGGCTCACGGCGCTAGAGAACACCATGACGGTGGACTACAACCAGCAGCGTGTGCTGCGCAAGAGCATCAGCCGGTCGGTGATCTGCGCCCTTGGCGATGAAAAAGCCCCGGCCTACATCGACAACCATGTGCGCAGCAAGGTGTACAGCGAGTGCAACCACGATGTGCAGGACTGGTTCCGGGTGAACAGCGTAGGCAACATCCCCCGCAAGCGCTTTGATGAAGCAATGGAGTACATCCAGCGCTGGAAGCCCAGCACCAACACCGTGATGCTGATCCAACAGACCAATGGACAGACAAGCCTGTTTGAGATGGGGTGCACAAAATGACAGTTTTCCAGTTGATCGATACGTTTTATAACGCATTTCTTGGCGAGAGCCGCTTTGTAATCTACGATTGTGGCACAGCCCCGGCGTACAGTGGTCTTGTAGTTGGCGACTTCTGGAAGCGCTTTGGCAAGCGCGAAGTCAATTGCTTTGCAGTGGATGAAGTTCAGAACAGCCATGCTGCAAAGACTGTCAGTATTTATTTGAAATTTGACCGCAACTGTGCCCCGGCGGGCAGGCTGCGCGAGGAAGGACAGCATCAAAGAAAAGAGGTTGAAGCATGATGAAGGTCGTACAGGGCAGCTTCCGGCAGATTCCGTACTGGAAACTTCGGGGCCGGTTCCACAGCTGCGGCTACCGCGATCAGGAAGTCGCCAAGTATATCGGCATTGGCCGGGACACCATGAGCGGCAGGATGCAGGGACACAATCCGTGGACAAGCGCAGAGATCACAGCAATGTGCGAACTGCTGGACATCCGACAGGATGAGATCGGGGAACTGTTTTTCCCCTCACTTGAGAAAGGAGAATCCGCATGAAACTCAAATCTACTACTTACTACTGGTTGGCTGCCATTTTGGGTGGCGTTGGAATGGGCACAGCTATGGGCGCAGAGGGCACCGCGCAGACCACCGGATACATTTCCGGAGCGCTGTTTGCGGTGTCGCTGGTGCTGATTCTGGCCGCTGTTCTGCTAGTTCGTCTGGGCTTTGCCGCAGAGGACAGGGAGAGAGCCGCAAAGCGGCGCAAGTACGGCAAGATCAACCGCACCCACGCCCGCAACCCGGAGTACCCGGAGAATCAGGAGCGTGGGGCATGATGACGGCTAAAGAGTACGTTGAGGGCAAAGTAAAGTCCTACACGCGGCTTGCCGAACGCTGCAGGCGAGAAGCCGAAGCCTCAGATGACATTGTTGTCCGGGCTGGATACTCCGCACGGGCAAACGTCTGGGAGATGTGCGCCGAAGAAATGGACAACGTGCGGGAGATGCTGCAAGAGGAGTCCGGGGAGATCACGTATGCCTGACACCGTCCACCATGTCATGTGGTACACCGTGTACGATGCAAAAACTGGCAATCTGCTTGCATCCGGCACATCTGATATGTGCGCCCGGCGGCTCGGCTATAAAAGCGCAAACAGTTTTGCATCCTCGGTTTATCATTGCCGCAGTAAAAAAAGAAAGCCGCACAAGTATTCATTTTTTCAAGAAGTCATAAAGCGCGATGAGGTGGACAGCCTGCCACCGATACGCCGCAAAAAAAGAAGAGCCTGCCCGTGCGCCAACACGGACAAGCCAAAAGGGTGATGAGTCTAGCCGCCCATCACCACAAAAATACCACAACATGCGGCAAACCGCAAGGAGGTAAAACGTGAAAGCCTTTATTTTTATCGTGTTGTGCGTCAACTTGGGGTATATCGCCCTGGGCTGGCGGCACAACAACAGGAGGTGAGCACATGGCACTTTTAAAGGTCTATGATGTGACCAAAAAGCAGCCGGATGACCTTGTTTCATCGCAGACTATCGCAGACGTTTCGGACGCGATCATCATTACAGACGAACTTGTAAAGCGAGAGCCCGCCTATCTGTACAAGGTATTTGATTCCAGCATGAATGTTGTTTATATGAGGTGAATTTTTATGCAAAACGATTCACAAAAGTGCCTTGCAAGACGTGCCAGCATCAAGGAACTTTCTAACAAGGCCGAGGGCATCTATTACTACATCAAGCCGCAAAATATGCTGTTCAGGCTTATCAGTGCGGGCAATGAACTTGCCAGCTCAATCAACGGCGCAGTGGCGTATTTCACGCATTTTGCACAGAACGGCAGCATGGATGATACTGCGAGCCGCGAGGTCATAGACCGCATCTATCGCAAGGTGGGCAGCATGATGTGCGATATTGACATTATCCACGCTGCAGGCGGTGCAGAAATCATGCCTGAACCGTATGAAAGCATAGATTTTTGTTACATGATTGAGTTCCGCACCTTGCTGCGGGAAGCAGTCATCAATGGTCTGCCGGATGATTACAAAGGCGTACAGCAAAACCCGACACAAATCCGACTCATGAAGACCGGCGTTGCGTACAATGCCGCGGTACCGGACGAATACGATGATCCGTTTTTTGACCAGTTTGTCCGAAAAGAAGAGCAGCGAGACCGGAAAATCGTATTCCGGTGCACAAAGTCAGAGCTTGACGCCATCAAGCGTTATGCACATATCATCGATGTAAAATACACTGAGGAGGAGATCCATCATGCCTGAGACCAAAATCGAAAATACTCCTGTTGAGCAGCTTCAGAAGCCCGCAGCGCCCGCCGAAACCCTTACTCCTGTCAATCCCCCTGCCGCACCCGCACATCGCGCCCTCTCCTACGCTGAGAAAGTGCAGGGCTTGACCGCAGACGAACGGATCTGGCAGCTGGCAAAGTCCAAGGCTGTTGCACTGTCCAATCTGCCGGACGGCTGGTTGCCCAAGACTTACGCGGGCAACGTTGGTGCTTGCGCCATTGCCTGCGACATGGCACAGCGCATGGGAACCACCGAGTTGTTCGTGATGCAGAACCTTTACGTTGTTTACGGTCAGCCCACTTGGAGCGGCAAAAGCTGCAAAGCGCTTATCGACAACAGCGGACAGTTTGCAGGTCGTTCCCGCTATCGCATGGAAGGTCAGGAGGGCACGGGCACATGGGGCTGCCGCCTGATTGCCGTGGACAAGCTGACCGGCGAAAAGGTAGAAGGACCGAAGGTCACGGTGCAGATGGCAAAGGATGCAGGATGGTGGAACAAAAACGGCAGCTACTGGCCGAAGATGACCGAGATGATGCTCAAGTACCGCGCCGCCGCATATTTTGCCCGCGCTGAGTGCCCGGAAGTGCTGATGGGCGCAAGCATCGACTACGAGGCCGGTGCTGGTGACAGCGCAGAGGAGGAGCCGAATCATGCTTAACGTTGTAGCAATCATGGGTCGCCTTGTGGCAGACCCGGAACTGCGTACCACTACGCAGGGCACCAACGTGTGCACCTTCCGCATTGCCTGCGAGCGCAACTATGCCCCGAAGGGCCAGCAGCGTCAGGCTGATTTTGTGGATATTGTGGCATGGGGCAAGACCGCCGAATTTATCTGCAAGTTCTTCCAGAAGGGCAGCATGATCGCCATTGACGGCAGCATCCAGACCTGGCATTACCAGGGCAAGGATGGCAGCAACCGCACGGCAGTGGAGGTTCTGGCAAACAATATCAGCTTTGCAGGCGCAAAGGCGGCAGACAAGCCCGCTGCACGAGGTTTCGATCAGCAGACGCAAAACTACACCCACGAAGCAAAATCCGCACATAGCGCCCCGCAGCCCGACTACACGCAGGGCAGCATGGACGATTTCGCCGTGATAAACGACACCGACGACCTGCCGTTCTAAAGGAGGAGATAAAAAATGAGCGTAAAAGGATATAAAGTTTTTAATTCTGACTGGACGTGTCGCGGCAAACAGTATTCTTGCCCGGGAACCTTTGAAGAATTTGTAAGTCCGTCTGTCTGCAATGTGGGTATGCACTTCTGTAAGAATGCCGCCGACTGTTTCCGTTACTATGATTTTGACCCGAACAACCACGTTGCCGAAGTGATCGCCCACGGCACGGTTGCAGAGGACGAGAATAAGTGTGCAACAAACAAGTTGGAAATCGTGCGGGAAATCCCTTGGGCTGAAGTCCTTGAGATCGTGAATACGGGAAAGGCTTGCACTGGACGTTGTAACAGCGGCAACTGTAACAGCGGCAACTGGAACAGCGGCGACAGGAACAGCGGCAACTGTAACAGCGGCGACAGGAACAGCGGCGACTGGAACAGCGGCAACAGGAACAGCGGCAACTGGAACAGCGGCAACTGGAACAGCGGCGACTGTAACAGCGGCAACTGGAACAGCGGCGACAGGAACAGCGGCGACTGTAACAGCGGCGACTGGAACAGCGGCAACAGGAACAGCGGCAACTGTAACAGCGGCGACTGGAACAGCGGCGACAGGAACAGCGGCGACAGGAACAGCGGCAACAGGAACAGCGGCGACAGGAACAGCGGCGACAGGAACAGCGGCAACTGTAACAGCGGCGACTGGAACACTACATCCTTTTCTAACGGCTGTTTCAATACGGCATCTCCCAAAATTTATATGTTCAACAAGCCTACTGACTGGACGTTTGAGCAGTGGTTTAACTGCCGTGCCCGGCGTTTGATGAACGAGATTGACGATTGCTCGCTTGAATACGTTTATCTGTCTGATATGACCGATGAGGAAAAGGCGGCGCACCCTGAAGCTGAAACGACTGGCGGTTATTTGAAGGAGCGCACCACAGCGGACAACGCCCGGAAGTGGTGGGCGGGGCTTAGTGCCGATGATCGAAACGTTATCCTCAGTTTGCCGAACTTCGATGCGGCGATTTTCAAGGAAATCACGGGGATTGACGTAAGCAAAGACTGACGCATCTCAAGAGCTGCGCTATCTGGCTATACGGGCGTGCGGAAGGAGGTGAATACATACGGCTACAGGGAAAAGATACTACTGGCTAAAGCTCAAAGGCAGTTTCATGCGGTCTGACGCGGTGGATTTTCTCATGGGGCAGAAAAACGGCGCAAACTATGTGGTGCTGTACCAGATGCTCTGCCTTATGACTATCAACACCAACGGCAGGCTTTCGCGGCAGATTGGTGAAGTGATCATTCCGTATGACGTGGACAAGATTCAGCGCGATACTAAGTGGTTTTCTACCGATACGGTGCGCGTCGCACTGGGACTTTACGCGAAGCTTGGGCTGATTTATCAGGAAAAAGACGGCACGTTGGTGCTTGCAAACCACTCTGAAATGGTCGGAAGCGAGACAGATTATGCAGCACAAAAAAAGTTACAAAGAACGAACCAGCGTAAAATTGATGCAGAACACTGTGGACAATGTCCACAGGATGTCCACACAGACGTCCACAAAAATGTCCATACAGATATTAGAGATAAGATATTAGATATAGATAAGTCGTCGTCATCTAAAGATGACTCCTCCTATATAGGGACGAGGACGACGAAATCTCTGGTGGATTTTTTTCGGGAGAACATCGGCAAGCTGAGCAAGACCGGCGAAAAAGAACTGACCGGATACATAGAGTGCATGGGCGCGGATCTTGTGTACGCGATCATGAACAAGTGTGTGGATCTGGGCGGCGGCAGCTGGGCGTATGCCCGCAAGGCGTTGGAAGAAGCGGAAAGACTTGGCTGCAAGACCGTTGCAGAGTATAACCAGCTCTGCCCTATCGGCGGCAGCCGGGCAAAAGGAACACGCGTAGACAGAGCACAGCCATCCGGCAATGATATTTTAAGCCCGGAGCGCATGGCGCACAGCCGGGAACGTCTGCGGAAAGCAAAGAAAGAAGGTTAAAAAATGGGTGAATTGCTTGTGACATTTGGCGAAGATGGAAAGGCACACATGTACGACAGTGATTTTGACGTGACCATCCATTGTGAAGATGAACAGCAGATGAACGAAGCCGTGGAGCTGCTCCACCTTGCAAACAGGATGCGCTGGCGCAAGACCGTAGAAGATCCGCCGACTGAAAAAGATTCTGCGCACGGAAATGTTCTCGTGAAGTACATGGATGCGACTTTTGCTCAATCAGCAACGTGGGACACCGTGGCCAGTGCGCCAGATCTTTTCACGCTTTGGATGCCAATGCCTAAACTGCCGGGCGAACGTACCAAAAAGCTTTACCGGCGTGAAAAAAGCAGGTACGACAATTTGCCCCGTTTGCGAGTATGAATGCAACGATGATTATTACCTTGATAAATTTTGTCCCGGATGTGGAACACGCCTTTGGTTTAACGAGGAGGGAGCCGAACATGACCAACCCGACATGTAAAGACTGCCCAGACCGGCACCCTGCCTGTCACGACCACTGCCTGCAGTTTGCCGCTTGGCGCAAAGAACACGCCAAAGAGACAGACTATAACCGGCAAATGACCGTGTCCGGCAGGGTCTACCACTACGACCACAAGGACAAGCACCGGGAGAAAGGAAAGAAAAAGTATTTGGGCAAAAACGGAGGAGACAAATGAAAGCTTTAGTTGCCTGCGAGGAATCGCAGGAGGTCTGTAAAGCATTCCGGGCGAAAGGACACGAAGCCTATTCCTGCGACCTGATTGAGCCGTCCGGTGGGCATCCTGAATGGCACATCTTGGGCGATGCGCTCAAGGCTCTGAGGGGGGGGCAAGTCGTGACGATGGACGACGTAACGCATGAAGTTGGCAAGTGGGACTTGCTCATTGCACACCCGCCCTGCACATACCTGTCGAACGCTGGCGCACGTTTTCTTTATCCGAAAGGCGTTCTGAACGAACAGCGGCTGCGTAAAGGACTGATGGCAAAAGATTTCTTTCTGCACTTCTTGTGGGCTGACATTCCGAAGATTGCGGTTGAGAATCCGATTCCGTTATCCGTCTACTGCTTGCCAAAATACACGGAGACCATTCAGCCGTACCAGTTCGGACATCCGTTCAAAAAGAAAACGTGCCTTTGGCTGAAAGGTCTGCCGGAGCTTGAACCAACCGATGAGATTCCGCTCGAACAATGCGAAAGCACGAAGGTTGCCGGCAATTGGTTCAATCATGGAGGTAAAGACTGACAAGCAAACAGAGCAAAGACTTTTCCGGGCGTGGCAAAGGCAATGGCAGAACAATGGGGGTAAAAAATGAAAACCGTACAGGAAATTATGGAGGAGAACGGCTCTTTGGCAAACATCGAGCGTTTTCAGACAATGCAGAAGTGGGAACACAAGCGCAAGGTTGCGCACGCACAGGAAATGGCAGAAGCGTTCTATTGCTGGGCTAAGGATCACGGCAAGGGCGTACACCTGTCAGTGGGCGGTCTGGATTCCATCACGCTGCATTACTTTTTGGAGAGCATTGGGCTGCCTGTCACTTGTGTGTCGTGCTCCTCGCTTGAGGGCAAGGGCGTGCAGAAGGTGCATAAGCAGATTGCAGCAGAGATGGAATCCGAATACCAAAACTGGATGGGCGATGGAGAAGCACCGTCTTTCGTGTTCCTGAAGCCGCTGAAAAGCAAGGTGCAGGTCTTGCAGGAATTTGGCTGGCCGGTCATCAGCAAGGAAAAGGCTGGCAAGATCATGCTGCTGCAAAACCCGACCGAGCAAAACGCCACAGTGCGTCATGCGATCATCACCGGCGAAACCGGCGAATACGGAGGTTGGCAGAAGAACAGCCGCATGAAGCTGCCGCAGAAGTGGCTTGAACTGTTCGGCGGCGCAGATGCAGAGGGAGCAGCGGTTGGCTATCAGGCCGCGCCGTTCAAAGTGTCCGACCGCTGCTGCTACTACCTCAAGGAAAAGCCCTGCAACGACTGGGCGCGGGAGCATGACAGCGTGCCCTACATGGGTCTTATGGCCAGCGAGGGGGGGCGGCGTGAGAAAAGCCTGAAAATGCACGGCTGCAACTATTTCGGTAAGACAACCACCCGCAGCGCACCCTTTGCCATTTTTGACCGGCAGGACATTTTGCAGCTTGCGCTTGACCTTGATGTGCCTGTGCCCGCCGAATACGGCGAGATTGCAAAGGACAGAGACGGCAAGCTGTACACCACCAAGGCACAGCGCACCGGCTGTACCATGTGCGGTTTTGGCATCCACATAGAGGGCAGACCGCACCGGTTTGACATTTTGCGGGAGACCAATCCCAAAGAATGGGAGTTTTGGATGAAGCACGTCTGCCGGGACGAAAACGGCAACTGGTACGGCTGGGGGCGCGTACTGGACTATATCGGCATCGGCTGGGAAGATGTGCCAGAAAAGGCCGTGCAGATGCACATAGACGATCTGATGGGAGAAAAAAATGCACCTGACCCTTTACGGTGACCCACGCACAAAGAAAAACAGTGCGCGCATCCTAAAAAGCCGCTCAGGCGGGCGCTTTGTGGCCCCTAGCGCGGCGTTTGAGGAATACCAGACCGGATGCCTATGGCAGATACGCGCCCCGCCTGAGCCTATTTCTGCCCGCGTGAACGTGCGGTGCGTGTACTACATGGCTACCCGGCGCAAGGTTGACCTTGCAAACCTGATTGAAGCCACCTGCGACATACTGGTAAAGGCCGGTGTACTGGCAGACGACAACAGCCGCATCGTTGCCGCGCACGATGGCAGCCGGGTGGACTACGACAAGAAAAACCCCAGAGCAGAAATCTGGATCGAGGAAATGGAGTGTTTTTTATGAGCAAGTATGCAATTGGAGACCACGGATACAAGGTGAACTTTTCCGGCTTTGCCTATGTTGAGGCAGACAGTGCAGAAGAAGCAATGAAAAAATACAACAATGATGATTTTGTATACAAGGAAGCCAATCCGGGCAAGGTCGAAGAAGTCGAGACGATGGTGATTGATTTGTGATGGAGGTGTGGAGATGATTCAGTCATGGACGCCTGAAAGCGAACAGTCAAAGCCGCGCACCGGTGTGGACTACCACACGGTCAAGGCGTGGTTCCAGCAGTGCCGAGATCTGGCAACGGCGGTTGAAGCACAAAAGCAGAAGATCCAGCGGATCCGGGAAGTTGCTGAAAAGACCACCCCAAGCCTGAACGGGATGCCCGGCGGCGGTGGTGCCGGTGACAAGGTCGGGCTTGCTGCAACAGATATCACGGACGAGAAGCGCCGCCTTCAGCAGATGGAAACAGACCTGTGCCTGCTGCGCATTGAAGCCACCCGGCGGGCGTACTGCATCACGGCAAGCCAATCCAGCAAAAAACAGGCTGACTGCCTGTGCCTGTACTACGTCAAGAACAAAAAGCAGCGCGAGGTCTGCGAGGATCTGGGACTTTCGGAAGAAAACCAGGTCTCCATCTACATCAAGTGGGGCAGCATCTATTTGGCAGAGATTTGGGACAGCTTCAGCAATGTTGCACAAACCGCACAAAACCCACCTTGATTTTTTGCAATGCGCCTTCATACTGCAAATATCCAAATGACACAGGCATTGTGCTAAAATTGGTATAAGCGGAACCGCCGAAAGCGGTGAGACGCTTGCCACGCAGTCTCCGAAACGAATCCCCCCAAAATGCTTTCCTCCCAAGGCTTGACCGGCATTTTTCTTCCTCTCGTTTCGCGGGCTGCTTCTATGCCGTTATAGCTCAATTGGCAGAGCGCCGCCGAGTTAAGGCGGGACAACGTTGGTGACACATCTCTGACATCACTGCGCACTTAACCAATGCGCATATACAGACTTGATGGTGCCGGTTCGAATCCGGTTAACGGCTCCGACACGCTGCTCTCCCGAAGCAGCGACCACCTGACGCATGGGCTGACATCCCGCTTGTGGCTGCGTGTAGAGTGGCAGGGTATCCTTACCTGTCCTCGCAACCTCCGCACGCACCGGAGGCCACATAATCCGTACACCGGTTTCCATAATTCCCCCGGCAGGATGTGCGTCAACAGAACCAGCATGGAAACGTGCTGGTTTTTCTTTTGTTATATGCCGCCTGAGCGCAGTTTGGAGCGCGGCGCGTGTGTGTAGACACGGCTGGTTCGATTCCAAGGGCGGCTTTTTATATTCCCGTAGTTCAAGTGATGGAACAGCGGTCTCCAAAACCGCAGGCTGCAGGTTTGAGCCCTGCCGGGAATGCCATTTGCGTACCCTGTGAGGGGGCTGCGCAGATAGCCGGGCATCTGGCGGCGAAAGTACCGAATGCAGCGGCGCTCCACCGTTTACGTTGTCCGAAAAACTGAATGTATACCGGGAGCGCTGCTTATTTTGATATTCTGCCGTCCACATGGGCGGCGTTTCTTTTAAGCGATTTTTTGAGAGGTGGTGGCAATGACCTACAAGAAAAAGAATCCGGTAGGCGCACCGCCGAAATATAAAAATTCAGCAGAAATGCAGGAAAAGATAGACGCTTACTTTGCTGACTGCGAAGGAGAGCTCTTGCAGGACGCGAATGGAGCCCCGGTTCTGGATAAGTACGGAAATGAAATCTATCTGCATCAGCGTCCGCCCACTGTCACCGGATTAGCGTTGGCTTTGGGGTTTGCGTCACGAAAATCGTTGCTGGAATACCAAGGAAAGCCGGAATTTGTAAACACGATTACGCGCGCAAAAGCCCGGTGCGAAAAATACTCCGAAGAGAGGCTGTTCGACCGGGACGGAACGAACGGCGCGCAATTCAGTCTGAAGTTTAACTTTGGCTGGGACAACAAAGAGGAAAAAACAGAAGAGATCGAAAGCGCAAGCCCGGCAGTTTCCGAAAACCGCATGTTCGAACTTTTGGCACCGCAATTCCTGCCGACATGGCAGAAGATCATGCGAGGAGATGCGAACGAAGCACTGGAAAAGGGCGGACGGGGATCCACAAAATCCAGCTTCTGCAGCATCGGCATTATCAAACTTCTGCAATTGCACCCGGATTGCAACGCGGCATGCATCCGCAAGGTGGGCAATACCCTGCGCACATCCGTGTATGCACAGATGCAGTGGGCAGTTGACCAGCTGGAACCCGGAATGTGGAAGTGTACGGTTTCCCCAATGGAGATGACCAACAAAAATACCGGTCAGAAGATCCTCTTCTTCGGTCTGGATGACCCCGGAAAGCTCAAGTCTATTAAGCTTCCGCATGGTTACATCGGCATTCTTTGGTTTGAAGAACTCGACCAGTATGACGGACCGGAGCAAATCCGCAACGTGGAGCAGTCCTGCATGCGTGGTGGAAACTTCTCTTTCACGTTTAAAAGCTTCAACCCGCCTGCATCGCCCCGCAACTGGGCAAACCGTTACGCGATGGAAGTCCGTGACCGCAAAATCATCCAGCACTCTGACTACACGATGGTGCCGCAGGAGTGGCTTGGCAAGCGCTTTCTGGATGATGCCGAAGAACTAAAGAAACGCAACCTGATCGCCTACAAGCACGAGTATCTTGGCGAGGTGACTGGCTGCGGCAAGGAAGTCTTTACCAACATCCGGGCAGAAAAGATAGACCCCGCAAGGTTTGAGCGCAAGCATCACGGCATTGACTGGGGATGGTATCCTGACCCCTTTGCCTATAACTGCATGAGTTACGACGCAGCCCGCAAGACCCTGTATATCTATGACGAGATCACCGTGCGGCGCACACGCAACGAGGATACGTTCAAGATGCTACAAGACCGACACGTTATGGAGCACCCGGAGAGCGAGCGCCTAACCGGTGACAGCGCCGAGCCAAAGAGCTGCACCGACTATACTGCATGGGGAATGAAATGCTTGCCCGCGATAAAAGGTCCGAACAGCGTTGTGCAGGGCGTGAAGTGGCTGCAAAGCCTGACCGCCATCGTAATAGACCCGGTGCGATGCCCGGACACCCTGAAGGAGTTTACCGAGTACGAGTATGATGCGGACAAAAACGGCGATCCGCTGCCCGGCTACCCCGACCACGACAACCATCACATAGACGCTACACGATACGCCATGGAGCTTGTGTGGCACAAGCCCGGAAAATAAGGAGCAAAGCAAGTGAGAACATACCAAGACCTTGAAGCGGTGCAGAACGACCCCGCAGCCAAAACCGCTTTTGTGCAAAGCTTTATTGAGGAGCACGCTACAAGCGACCCGGTGCGTACCGCTGAAAAGGCTGACAAGTACGACAGGCAGCTGAACACCGGTGTAGACGACTTTCTGGATGCGCTTGCCGATATCGACTACAAGCTGAACGGCATCACCAAGAGAACCCGCCCGGAGACCGTGAAAAGCAACTCCTTCCACAGGCTCAACGTGCAGCGCGTGGCATACAGCCTTGCAAACGGCATCACCCTGCCGGGCGAGGACAACGCAAAAGCAAATCTTGGCGAAAGCTTTGACGAGCAGCTTTACCGTCTGGGCTACCTTGCCTGCATCCATGGAGAAAGCTTTGGCTTTTGGAACAACGACCATCTGGACGTGTTCAAGCTGACCGAGTTTGCGCCACTGTATGACGAGAAGGATGGAACCATGCGGGCTGGCATCCGGTTCTGGCGCTTGCAGCCAGACAAGCCCATGCACGCTGTACTGTATGAGGAGAGCGGATACACCCGCTACACCGAGGACAGCAAGGGCGAGCACCTGTTCAGGCAGGAGGAGCAGCAGCCCTACAAGACCACCACGACCACCACCCCCGCCGGGGACGAGATTGTGGAGGGCGAGGGCTACGGAACACTGCCCATTGTTCCGCTGTGGGGCAGCAGCGCCAAGCAAAGCACGCTGGTCAATCTCAAGGGTTATATTGACAACATTGACCTGATCGTCAACGGCTTTTGCGATGACCTGCGCGAATGTGCGCAGGTCTATTGGCTTATCTCCAACTACGGCGGCATGCAAGACGATGATCTGCGCCGGTTCATGCAGCGGCTGCGGTTCAACCACGCCGCAAACGTGGACAACGCCGGTACCAACGGCGGCAGTGTGCAGCCCTACACGCAGGAGATCCCAACACAGGCGCGTGAGACCCTATTGCAGCGTCTGCACAGTTCCCTGTATGAGGATTTCGGCGGTCTGGACGTGCATTGCGTGAGCGCAGACAGCACCAACGACCATCTGGAAGCCGCCTATCAGCCGCTGGACGAGAACGCCCGCGACTTTGAACAGCAGGTCACCAAGTTTGTGCGTCAGGTGCTCAAGATCGCCGGTTTGCCGGACGCAAAGCCGCAGTACACCCATGTGCGTATCTCCAACACCAAGGAGCAGGTGGACATGGCGATTGCGGAAGCGACCATCATCGGAAACGAGATGGCAATAGAGTTGTTGCCCAACCTGACCCCGGAGCAAAAGAAAAAGGCCAAGGCTGCGCTGATGGCAGAGAGCGCAACGCGGGAGACCGTGGACGATGGAGAGGAGGAAGAAGATGGCAACAGGTGAGACTTACGAAGAGTTTGTGGAAAAGTTCAAGCCGAAAAAGACCACAGACGACTGTTACACACCACCCAGCATTTACGCAGTTATCCGGGACTGGACGTGCAAGGAGTACGGCATCGACCCAGCCAAAATTGTGCGCCCGTTTTACCCCGGCGGCGATTATGAGAATTTCGACTACCCGGAGGGTACCGTTGTTCTGGACAACCCGCCGTTTTCAATCCTGTCCAGAATCTGCGGGTTCTATCTCGATCGTGGCATTCCGTTCTTCCTAGTCGCTCCATCTTTGACAGCGCTTTCTGGAAGGGCAAATAATATGCGGATGAACCATATCATTTGCGACTGTAGTATCGAGTACGAAAACGGTGCAATCGTCCGAACAAGTTTTGTGACCAGCTACGGCGGGGATATCATAGCGCAGACAGAACCTCGCCTGACGAAACTGGTAAACGATGAGGTAGAGCGCCTGCGACGTACCAAAACGGTACAGCTGCCAAAGTATACATACCCGGATCATATTGCGACGGCTGCAATGCTCCAACGATACAGCCATTACGGTGTAGATTTCAAAATTCATAAAAAGGACTGCGCTCCGATTTATGCGCTGGACGCACAACACTCCACGGGGAAAACTATTTTTGGCGGAGGCCTGTTGCTGTCTGACCGCCTCGCCGCAGAGCACGCCGCTGTCAGAAGGACTGTGGCTGAGAGGGCTGCGGCCACAAAATGGGAGTTGTCCACTCGCGAGCGCGGCATTGTGGAGTATCTTAACAGCCATGAAACAAACCGACCTTGACCGCATCTCCACCCGGCAGCTGAACAGGCTGCGTCGCCGCATTTTGCGGGTATACGGAACCGCCCGCCTGGAAATGACCGAGCAACTGACCGAGTTTCTGGAGCATTACCAGAAGCTGGACGCCTACAAGCGGCAGCAGCTGGAAGCCGGGAAGATCACCGAGAGCGACTATCGCACATGGCTGCGGAATCAGGTGTTTCAGTCCGAAATGATGCACCAGAAGCTGGACAACATCACCCAGACGTGCACCACAGCCCAGCAGACGGCGTACAAACTGGCGCGAGATAAACAGTACGATATCTTTGCCCTTGGCGCAAACTGGGCGTTCTACGAGCTGGAACAGGCCGCAGGCGTGGCGTTCAACCTGACCTTGTACAACACCGAAGCGGTCAAGCGGCTGCTGGTGGAAAACCCCAAGCTTGTGCCAAACAAGCGTATTAAGAGCGAGAGTAACAAAACCTACGATGCCCGGGTGTTCAACCGGTACGTTACAAAAGGCATCATACAGGGCAAAAGCGTCCATGACATTGCGGTGCAGGCTGTGCAGGGCATGGCAGACACCGAGGTGCACTGGGCGATGAACAACGCTATCACAGCCATTACAGGCGCACAGAACGCCGGGACGATGCAGCAGCTGCGCAATGCTCAAGCCCTTGGCATTGCGGTGCAGAAGCGATGGAACAGCACGTTGGACTACCGAACCCGTGAGATGCACCGGCTGCTGGATCAGGAGACCGCCGATCTTGACGAGCCGTTCAAGGTGCAGGGCTACGAGATCCAGTACCCGGGAGACCCCAACGCAGCGCCGGAAATGGTTTATCACTGCCGCTGCAAGCTGTCCAGTGCGCTGGTCAAGTATCCACGGCAAAATGCTATGCGGCGGGACAACACGACAAAAGAGGTCACATCTGACCTGACCTATACCGAGTGGTACAAGGCAAAGGGCGGAACGGAAGCAGAACAGATGTGGTTTGCAGAGGAGCGCAAGAGAAAGAAGGGATGAACCGTGATTCTGCCGATGGAAAACACCGAGAAAATGATTTTTCCGGGCGTGGGCAAGTATGGCATCCCTGAAATCAAGCCGGAAACGGACATCCGCATTGACAAGCTGGAATGGATCCCGGTCAACTATGCGCTGACCACCAAAGACAAGGCCACAAAAGGCGTGCACTTTTACAAGGACGATTACCAGTTTGAACGGTTCTGGAACAACCCAGACAAATACATTTCCCTTTTGCAGCAGTTCGGTGCAGTGTGTTCGCCGGATTTTTCTTTGTACAGTGATATGCCGCTTGCGGTGCAGCTTTTCATGCACTACAAAAAGCACTGGCTGGCTGCATACTGGCAGGCGCGCGGCATTCACGTTATCCCAACGCTTTGCTGGTGCGGAGAGCAAAGCTATGACTGGTGCTTTGACGGCGAGCCCAGAAACGCCATCGTGAGCATTTCGAGCCACGGCACACAATCTGACCCATACGAAGCAGAATGCTTTGCTAAGCACTGCCGCAAGGCGCTGGAAGTGCTGCAACCGATTGGCATCTTGTGGTATGGCAAATGCCCTGATGAATTTGACTGGAACGTTACCAAAATAAAACCATTCCAATACGAAAGGAGACATTACCGTGAGTAAACGAGGTTCGGGTAGCTCTGCGAGAGCGGGCGGAACTGCAACCAACGCCAGAAGTATCGAAAACATGAACGAAGCCCAGCTTGATATGGAAAACAACCAACAAGGGTGGTTACACGGCTGACGGCGGCTATATGTCTAGAGAGATCAGCGCAGGCGGATTCAAAATCCGGGGCTCAAGCGGGTATTTCGACGTATACGATGGGTCAAAACGGATAGGTGGCGCGTCAAAGCTGAGCGATGCAAAAGCGTTAGTTGAGATTTGGCGCAAGAAAAAGAGGTGAGATAAGTGTGTGAGTATTGCGAGATAGAACCGATTTTCACAACGGATGCTCATGGGCACGACGTATACGACAAGGACAAGAGCCAAAAAGAACTTGACCCGGGCGGGATGTATAGCCAGCTTGTCATGGGAACGGACGAAGATGACCATGTATTCATAGAAGCTGACGAAGGGGCAAATAGTTTGTGGTATCCAAACTTCTGCCCGGTTTGCGGACGTGATTTAAGGCCCATCAACCACCCGGAATCTGCCCCTAGTTTGGCTGAGAAATTTTTATGGTTAGAGCGTGATTTAGGATAAAAATGGAGTGAAAACATGAAAACGGAGAAAGGAAAGCGCAAAGCATGAAAAATAAGAAGTTTGGGATTGTCGTAATCAACGATGACTTTTTCTTGAACTTTTGCCGTGATTTTAAGCCCCCGTGTGGTTACATTAAGCCAAAACACGCGCGGCCTTCCTACGGAAATGGCGCAAAGCCGCATGAAGCACACAAACGCCTTATTAGGACAATGGAAGGATTCAGAAAATGAATGTTTTAATGTCTGACGCAAAATATGCGCCGTGGCTTATGGACGCACTCAAGCTGATTGAGGAAGAAAAAGTCGAAAAGCTTGCGGTGGTAGGAATTACAGCCAAAGGTGAGGTCATGACCGGTTATTATAACATGGAAATGTCCGATAAAGCTCTTGTTTCTGCTCATATGCAGGCTGATGCTGTACTGGATTCGGTTTGTTCCAACGGAGAGCTGATCCAAAGACGTTGGGCAGAGCAGGAGGAAGAAGAGGAAGATGCCGATGAAATTTGACTACAACATCAAAGTCACTGACAACACCCCGCAGCTCCATGAAGCGCTGGAAGCGTGGGTGGAGCGGGTGCTGACCATCTGGGGCATGAAGGTGCAGGACTATGCCCATCTGCTTGTGCCCACCGGCACGGCAGACAGCACCGGCATAGAGGGCTATGTGGGCGGTGCGCTGAAAGCATCCATTACCTACGTTGTATCTGCGGCGCAAAAGACCGTGACCATCGGCTCAAACCTGTTTTACAGTGTATACGTGGAGTTAGGCACCGGTATTTTTGCCGAGAAGGGCAACGGACGCAAAACGCCGTGGGTCTGGCAAGACTTCAACGGCAAGTGGCACTTTACTCGGGGCATGGCTTCCCGCCCCTTCCTGCGCCCGGCGGTGGAAGATCATATTAAGGAGCTGCAAGAGATTGCAGTAGAGGAAGGAAACAAGGAGGCATAAAAGTATGACAGAACTTGACACTTTGCGCGCACGACTTGAAGAGGCTGTAAAAAAGCAGACGGAAGCTGATGAAGCATATCACAAAGCCGCCGAAGAAGTGGAAAGCATCAAGGCTGCAATGGTGGAGCTGAAAAAACGCAAAGAAAAACGAGTTAATGAATTGTCCAAAGCTGGGATGAATGCGCGCAAAAATCTGCAAGAAATGTGCAATTTGGCGTATGGAGACAGCATCGGAAAAGTTTCAATTACGGTTTACATTCCTGTGTATATGGGAGATGGGCCGTATGAATTTGAGCTCTAAAACTCAATATCCAGCGGTTGGCGCACAGCGTCAGCCGCTTTTTATATGCCGCTATAGCTCAATCTGGCAGAGCCGCCGTCTTGTAATCGGAAGGTCGTAGGTTCAAATCCTACTGGCGGCACCACACCGGCAGCACGTCCGGCAAAATAACCTGATCGCCAAGCATGGCAGCCCAAGCAAGGGCAGAAAGGACACACACATGGCACTCAAAAGAGCAGATATCTGCAAGATTCTGGAAAACGCCGAAACCTCCAACGATGACAAGGCAAAAGCCATTCTGGACGCCTTGCACAAGGAGACAGACGCCCTCCGGGACGAATTGGATACCGAGAAAAACGCCCGCGTTGCAGCGGAAAAGGAACGGGACGCAGCCAACAGCGGTAAGCAGACCGCGGAGCAGGCGCTGACCGACTACAAGACCCAGCAGACCGCAAAGGAATCCAGAGCCGCAAAGGAATCCAAGTTCCGGGAGCAGCTCAAGGCCGCAGGTGTGCTGGAAAAGTACTTCGACCGCATCGTGCGCCTGTCCGGCGAGGACATCGACAAGATGGAACTGGACAGCAAGGGCAACGTGAAGAACGCGGACAAGCTGGCTGAGAGCCTGAAAACCGATTGGAGCGATTATGTGGGCAGCACCTCCACCAAGGGCGCACCGGTGGACAACCCGCCCGCAAACACCGGCTCCAAAATGACCAAAGACCAAATTTTTGCAATCAAGGACGCTGGCGAGCGTCAGGCCGCGATTGCAGCAAATGCCGACCTGTTTACAGGCGGCGGGAAGGAATAAGCTATGGCAGCAAAAGAAAATCTGATTACCATCACCGAGATCACCGTCAACCCCCGCGAGATCGACTTCGTGACCCGCTTCCAGCGCAACTGGGATCATCTGCGGGAGATCATGGGCATCATGCGCCCCATCCGTATGCAGCCCGGCACCGTGCTGAAGAGCAAGTACGCACAGGGCACCCTGCAGAGCGGCACCGTGGCAGAGGGCGAGGAGATCCCCTACAGCCAGTACACCGTCAAGGAGAAGGACTACGGCAAGATCACCATCGAGAAGTACGCTAAGGCCGTCTCCCTTGAGGCTATCCAGAATTACGGCTACGAGGTTGCCGTGCAGAAGACCGATGACGAGTTCCTGTACGACCTGACCGCCAAGGTCACTGACAAGTTCTACAAGTACCTGAACACCGGCAGCCTGAAGGGCACGCCTAAGACCTTCCAGATGGCTCTGGCGATGGCAAAGGGCAGCGTGGAGAACAAGTTCAAGAACATGCACCGCACCGTCACCGGCGTTGTGGGCTTTGCAAACGTTCTGGACGTGGCCGAGTATCTGGGCACCGCAAACATCACCATCCAGAACCAGTACGGCTTCCAGTATATCAAGGACTTCATGGGCTACAACACCATCTTCCTGCTGTCCGATGGCGAGATCGCAAAGGGCAAGGTCATTGCCACCCCTGTTGACAACATCGTGATGTACTACGTTGACCCCTCTGACAGCGACTACGCCAAGGCTGGTCTGGTGTACACCACCGCAGGCGAGGCAAGCAACCTGATCGGCTTCCACACCCAGGGCAACTACACCACCGCCGTGTCCGAAAGCTTTGCCATCACCGGCGTGACCCTGTTTGCCGAGTATCTGGACGGCATCTCTGTCCAGACCATCACCCCGGGCGAATCGGTCTGACCTGCAAGGAGGTGACCCCGCATGACTGTGCCAGAGCTGTGCGTGTACACGCACAATTTTTTTGACCGGTACGATGACCCCACCGCCGGGGAATTTACCTTTACGGCAGATACTGTTCCCGCCGGGGTGTCCTCCGGGCAGTATTTCCTTGTGTGCGGTTCTATCTTTAACGACGGCGTGCACAAGGCGGGAGATGGAGACCTTACCCCGGAAACCTTCACCGGCACGGTACAGCCTATGCGCGTCCCCCCTGATTTTGTGGCGCTTGCCAAGAAGATCACTGACTACGATGCAGCCGACCCCGGCGGTGGGCGCTACGTTTCCCAGTCCTTCAACGGATGGAGCGGCACCATGGCCACCGGCACGGATGGCTTGCCCGCAGACGGCTGCACCCGCTACCGCCGGGAGATCAACCAATGGAGGAAACTGTAATGCCTGTAAACGATTTCACAAAATTCACCGTGATGGAGAATTTTACAAAAAAGTTCTGCTTCATGGAAAAAAAGCTGGTATCGGACGGCCTGTTTGGCTCTACCACCACATGGGAGGACGGCATGGAGTTCCTTGCCATCGAGCGCCACGACCAGACCATAGAAGCGCAGCAGGCAGAGCAGCAGGGCACGGCATCCACCTACTCCCTCTATGTGGATAAGGGCATCAAGCTGTCCCCATTCGACCACATCAAGCGGCTGGACGATGGGCAGACCTATGAGGTGACCACCGCAAGCAGCGACAAGATTTCTCCCGAGGAAAGCCGGATGAATCTTGCCGTTGTGCAGTGCAAAAAGGTGGTGCTTTCCTGATGGGCGCAGCAGAAGCCATTACCACGGCGCTGAACAGCTATTTTACGCTGTTCAAGATTCCGGTATACCCGGAGGATTTCGTGCCGCAGGGCACTTCCCTGCCCTATATCACGGTGCTGCCGGTCATCCCCAAAGGTTTTGACGAGAGCAGCACCTTCCATGCGCGGCTGTGGTATCCGGTGGACGGCGGCAAGCTGCCCATCATCCGCAAAACAGACGAGATGCGCGTTGCCCTTGGCGATGGGCTTACCATCGAGTGCGAGGGCGGCGCAATTCTTTTATGCGCAGGCAATCCGTGGGCGCAGTCTATGGACAACCCGCCTGAAAAATACCTGTGCACATACCTTACTTTTGACGTCACATCCTTTGTGGTGTGAGAAAGGATAACGCATGAACAAAATGTATCACGCCATTTCGGCAGATGCTTTCAAAAAGCTTCAGTTTCAGGCTGGCGCACTGCTGAAGACGTTTGACCCGGCGGGCGCTACCCCCATTGCAGCGGAGGATATGATCTGCCTGACTTCCGGCGGCATCACCGTCAGCTGCAAGCCCAACACTGTTGACCTCGGCGAGGATCTGGACGAAGTGCCCGAGAACACCTACCAGCTGAAGCATATCACCAGTTGGGACTGCGGTCTGTCTACCACCTGCATGACCGTGAGCGCCGACACCATCAAACTGGAGTTGGGTGCGGCAGACGTGGAAACCAACAAGATCACCGTCCGCGATGACTACAAAAACGAGGACTTCCAGGATATCTGGTGGCATGGCAATCTGATCGGCGGCGGCTATGCTGCGGTCAAGCTGATGAAGGCCGTG